CCGAGCTGCGTCGCTGCGACGTAGCAGGGAGGCACGATCCGGACGGACGCGGCGCCGCATCAGCCTAGCCTCGCGGCTCGGCCGTGTCCGCCGGCAGGGTGCCGGCCGTGTCCGGTGCATCGGACGGGAGCGTCGCGATCACGTCCTCGCCGTCCTCGCCGTCCTCGAGCTCGTCGACGGGTTTCGTCGAGGCGTCCGCCTGGCGGCCGGGAGCGTCCTCACTCTTGCCGGGTTCCGTGTGAGCGTCCTCACTCTGACCGGGGTCCTCAGGTCGCGGCATAGGTTCAGTCCTCGTGCGGGGTGTGTGGGGGTCGATCATGCATCAGCCGCGCCGACCCGATCGGTCAGTCCCTCGAGGAATCCGGTCGCATGGTCGGCGCACAGTACCGTCAGGAATTCGACCAGCCGGCCGGCGTCGAGGTACAGCGACCGGATCGCCCAGGCGCACGGCGCGCCGCATATGTCGCAGGGTGCGTCCGTGTGCCGCATCAGCTCGAGGCGGGTCAGGTTCGCCGGGATCGAGGTCCGCGACCTCGAGCTCGCGACGAATGCCTCGAGCTCAGCATGTAGGCGTTCGCGGTTCACAGGATCGCGACCAGCTCGCGCAGGTCCGGCGCCGGCCGCACGACGTACGCGCTGACGCCGGGAATGATCGACAGCGCTTGCAACCATGCGCGCTGATCCGGCGTCACGCGACCCGTCGCCGATTTGACCTCGAGCGCGAGCAACCGCTGACCCTTCAGGCACACGAGGTCAGGGAACCCAGGCGCCGAGCGCCGGGAATCGTAGGTGTGGTACACCCTCCAGCCGGTCAGCTCGAGCACCCTCACCAGCTCAGCCTGAAAGCGCTTTTCGCTGACGAGCTCATCGGCCGGCGAGCTCATCCGCCGACCCATCCCAGCAGGCGCAGGACGCACAGCACGATCACCAGCTCGGCGAGGATCAGCACCGCGACCAGCGTCGCGAGCGCGCGCGTGTCCGGTGCGTCCGGCGGCATTCACTGACCCTCACCCGCGGCGCGCCTGCGCTGGGAAATAGCGCGGATCGAGCAACCGTCGAGCTGCTCGCATCGCCTCCGATACCGGCGTGCGGCCGGCGACCTCCGGCGGAAATGTGTCCACCTTTTCAGTATCCGGTTTGTTCCTACGTTCTGAATAGGCGGACACATTTCGCGATCCGAGCTCGAGCGCCGATCGCATCAGCTCGGACAGCGACCGCATCATGCGCGCGCCGGCGCGCACCCAGGCGACCGTGCTCCCGCGCCGGCCGCGCGTGCTCGAGCGCGCGATCATGCCGAGCCGCTCGAGCGCTCGCAGCGCGCGACTCACGCCGGCGGCGTCCGCATAGCCTGCCTCAGCCGCGAGCGGCCGCAACCGCTGCGCCGGCCGATGCGCGAGGATCACCAGCAGGCGCCGCTGCGGTTCGCTGATCCTCACCGACCGATTGAGTCCCGGCGACCAGACCTCGACAGGCAGGGTCGCGATGAATGCCGCAGCGCGCGGCCGTATGACGGATGCGCTGCTCGAGCTGCGGAGGGTTGAGTCTGTCGGATACACTCGTGTCGATCCTTTCGTTTTGCAGGCGGACGGATTACGCGGCAGCGGCTCGGCCGGATACGGCCGGGTCGCTTTCGTTTCAGGTCGCGAATCCGGTTGAGTCGTCGCCGCCGGCGATCACCGGCTCGGCGGCCGGACGCAGTACCGGCAGCAGCGCGGCGCGAATCGGCCGCATGTGCTCGGCGCATAGGTTCCAGCGCTGCGGTTTCGCATAGGCGAACCCGACGAATCCCTCGCCGCGTTCTACGCATCCCGGCGCGGCGCAGTACGTGCCGATGCGCGGCGGCAGGTTATCCACGGCGAGCACCCTCGAGGCGATTCCGTGCGATCAGCAGCGCGTCGATCGCGGCGCCGAGCAGCTCGCGCGCGTCGCGTCGCGTCGCGCCGTCGCTGGTGATCCAGTACGCCCAGGCGGACGCGACCTGATCGACCGCGGCGACGAGCTGCGCCTCCGGCTCGAGCTCGAGGACCTCGAGGACCTCGAGCGGCGGCTGCGTCACGATCGGCGGCCGGGGTGTGTGGGATAAGCTCATCAGGCGGCGTGCCTCCCTGCGTGTCTGGACGTCCGCGGCGAGGCGCGCCGCGCCTGCCGCATCAGCGGATGATAGTCCGCCGTGTCGAGGACTTATCCACCGGCCGGTGCATTTCCTGTGGACAGCTCGCAGGACGCGCACAGCGGCAGGGTCAGCGGCACCGCGTCCGCCCAGGCGCGGCGATCCGCCCATCGCGTGTGCTTCAGTCCCGCGGCGCGCGCCTGCGCCTCGAGCTCGTGAATCCGCTGCGCCGGCGCCGGGAACCAGCGCTCGAGCTCGATCAGCTCGTCAGCTCGCGCGAGCGCGCCGCACAAGCACTCGCCGGATCGGTGCAGCAGGTCGACCACAGGCGAGCGCGCGACGCCGGCGTCCGCCATATAGCGCGAGCAATCGAGCGCGGACCATTCGAGGATCGGGTTGACCCACACTCGACAATGGTCGTCGCGCCGCATCGGGACGCTGATCCCTGATCCCATGCGCCGCACCGATTCGGACGTGCGGATGCCTGTGACGAGCACGACGTGATCACCGCGGCGCCGTTTCGCCTGGCGGATCAGCGCGTCGAGCGGCCGCTGCTTGAGGTGCCAATACATCGAGGAATGCGAGCGCGGTCCGGACGGGAATCCGCCGCGCTCGAGCACGAGCTGCTCGTATTGCGCCTCGCTGCGGACCTCGATCAACGGCCATCCCTGCGCGCGCGCGGTTTCGTGGACATACTCGCGCGTTTCAGGAATCCCGATCCCGGTGTGAATGTGCACCGCGGCGGTCATACCGGCGCGAGCTGCGAGCGCGGTCGACGTCGCCGAATCGTGTCCGCCGCTGAACAGCGCATATACCGCGGCCGGCGACCATGCCTCGACGGCGCCGCGGATCAGCTCGACGGCCGCCTCGATTGTTGCGGAATCGACACCGGCGTCAGCTGACGGTTTCGTGCTCAGCGGTTGCGATTCCTCAACAATCACGCCGCCTCGAGGGTGCTCGTGTGAAAGGCGCCGAGGCGATAGCGTCCGTCGACGTATGCCCAGGCGAGGAACCAGCGGTCCGACCCGTTCGCCGTGCCGCCTTTGACCTTCGCGTGCGGCGTCATTGACTGACCCGCGGCGAATTCCTCGAGGATCGCCGCGGACGTGCTCGTGTCCGCGCGGAATCGCGCGCCGGCGAGGGTCGTATAGCGTCCGCTGACGTGCTCGTACTCCGCGCCGCCGTAGGTGTGCACCCAGAACGTCCCTTCCTCCGCCTCCGGCGGCTGATTCGCATACGGCCATGGATCGAGCCGCTCGCCGTGTCGCGAGATGTCGTAGTGCAGGTGAGGTCCGCTGACCCAGCCGGTGCTGTCGAGCTCGCCGAGCTTATCGCCGGTGCCGACCTGATCGCCGACACCGACCGCGATCGCCTTCAGGTGAGCGTGTCCGGAGGTCCATCCGTCGCCATGATCGACCCGCACAATCCCGGCGCCGCCGGAGGCGGAATCGTAGAACGCTTGGTATACCTCGCCGGCCGCCATCGCGAGCACCGGCGCGCCGGACGGATCCGGCGAGGCGCCAACGTCGAGCCCGTCGTGCGGACCGTACGGCGTCGCGGTGTCGCCGAATCCCTGCGTTATGACGTATCCGGAGTCCGGATCAGGCGCGCCTGGCGGACCGATCAGTCCGTCGACCGGGTTCCCGAATCTCATCGGTCCGACTCCGCCTCGAGCTCGCGCGCGGCGCGATCGAGGTCCGCCGGGTCAGGCCACCAGTCCGGCCGTTCGCGCGGCGCGCCGGCGACCGTCGAGTCGATATCCGGCGCGGTCGGCGGTTCGCCGTATCGCGATACTCGCGCCTCCGCGAGCGGATGCAGCCGTGCGGTCAATCCGTGCCTCCCTTCCTGTCAGCGCTTGCCGAGCCGGTCAGCGACCCACAGCATCGCAGCGACCGATCCGATCAGGACCCCGATGATCAGCGCGCCGGCGATCAGGAACAGCGCGACCGTCGCAGCATCGGTCATAGCGGCCCGAGGTCCTCAACCATCAGGTAGCACGGACCCGCGCTCCCGTTGAGTGTGACCGTGCCGGTGCCGGCGCTCATTTGTCCGTTGAGGCTGAAGGTGTGCGCGCCGGCCGCCGGCGTCACGACGACGCTCGATTGCACGGTCTGAACCTGCGTGCCTGCCTGAATCGTGACCGCGGCGAGCTGCGTATTCGCGCCGTCGATCAGGGTCCGCATTCGGACCGTATTCCCTGACGTGCTCGCGGTGAATTGTCCGAGCGCCGTCACACGGATACGCCGGCCGGCGGCGACCTGAATCGGCAGGGACAGTCCGGCGAGCGCGACCGGCGTCGTGCCGATGCCTGTCTGATCGGCGACCGTCTGCACGTATCCGAGCACGCGATATGCGGCGCTCAGCAGCTCGTCCTCGACAGCCTGCGCGAGCGCGCCGATCGCGTTGTCGCCGTCCATCACGCGATCGGTCCCGGTCGGATACGGGAACCCTAGGATCGGGGTGCTAGCTGGCATCGGTTGAGGTCCTCCGGCTCGTGCGTCCTGCCCATTCGTCCCAGGCGATCGACGGGTCGAGGGTATCCCAGCGGTCCGAGCTCGGCACATCGACCCAGCGGTCCGGATATCCGGTCAGGAACGGCGGGAGGCAGGTAATCGCGTCCCAGCTCAGCGCCGGGTCGATCGAGTCCCACAGCCAACCGGGATCAGTTTCGTCCCATTGCGGCGCCGGCGCGGTGCGGCAGTAATCCGACACCAGCAGCTCGAGCCGCCACGAGCCGGGGTCGATCGTTTCGGACCATCCCTCGACGAATGCGAACGCGCCGCTCATCGGCGAGCCGGCCGGCATCCCGGTAACGCTGATCAGGTCGTGCATCTCGAGTCCGAGCAGCGCGGACGTCAGGCTGAATCCGATTGCCGGCGATTGCAGGTCGAATGCGAGCGCGCTCAGGACCCATGCCGGCGCCGCCTGGCGCGCGAGGATCAGGTTCGCGCGTTCCTGCGCATCCGGCTCGTCCGCGATCCTCGTCGTGAGGGACGCCGCGTGCGTGCCATACGTCGCGATCGAGCTCGGATCATCGGCGCGGACCTCCGGCTGCTCGCCTCCCTCCGGCGCGACCCCATAGCGCACGGCGACGTCGTTTGCGAGTCCCTCGAGTCCCTGCGACCACGCGAGGCTGATCGGCAGGTCGCACGCGACCAGCTCGAGCGCGATCGCCGCCGCGCGGCGGTGAAATGCATCGGCGTACAGCACGGCGCCGTCCGTCGCTTGCCACAGGAACCCGCCGCCATCGAATGCCGCGTCCGCGGCGACCGTCAGCGCCGGCTGCGCGTCGACGTCGCGCGCGAGAACCTCGAGGTATCCGGGGTCCGATCGAATCGGATCGGTGCTGACGCCGGCCGCGGCGATCGCGCGGTTCACGCGCGTTCCGTCGAGCTCGGCCGGATACGGCGCCTCGCCGATCATGCGCCGACCCATATCGGCGAGCTCGCCGACCGCGATCAGGGTCCCGCGCGGTATGTCCACACTGTCCCAGGCGATCAGGACGTCCGTGATCCGGCCGGCGAACCGTTCGCGCTCGCCGGTTTCCCATGATGGCGCGGCGAGGACCTGCACCCTCGCGCCGATCACCGCTGACGCCGGCATCGGTCCGACCAGCTCGAGCGTCGCGGCGTCCGCCTCCGGCTGCGAGCTCGGATCATCGCGGCCGTGTCGGATCATCGCGTGCAGGACGTCACACTCGACGGCGACTCCCTCGATCAGCACGACGGCGGCCGGGACCATGATCAGCGGCTCGTGCCGGTGCTCAGCGCCGGATGCCGGCCGATCCGCACCGCGTGCTGATTGAGGACGCGCGCGACGCTGCGCGCCACACCCTCAGGGTCGATCGCGCCGTATACGTTCACCGTCAGCGGCGCCTGCGCTGCTCGAGCTGCGCCGCTGCGGGAGGCGGCCGCCGTCCCAGGCGCCGCGTTTCCGCCGAGGAACGGAAGGGACGGGAGGCTGATATTCGAAAATGGATTGACCGACTCGAGGAAATTCCCGATCGCGCCGACCGCGGTCCCGATCCAATTGACCAGTTTCACCAGCCAACCGACCACGGTCGACAGCACACCGACCACGAGCCGCAGCGCGCCGGCGAGCAGTTTCACGAGCGGGATCAGCAGCGGCAGCAGCGCCGTCACCAGCTCGCCGAGGACCTTCAGGACAGGCATCAGCGCCGGCAGGACCTCCGCCATCACCGGCAGGAACGCGCCGCCGATCGTTTCACCGATTTCGGCGAACGCATCCGCACCCTTCGCACCCATGCCGGCCGCTGAGTCGGCGTATATGTCCGCCTGGCCGGCGGCCGTTTTCGAGGCGGCCGCGATGGTATCGGCCGCGGTCGCACCCTTCGCGAGTCCCGGCACAAGCTTTCGCAGCGCGCCGTCCTGTCCGGCGTGCGCTTTCGCGACAGCATCGGATGCGGTCGCGAGGTCGACCCCGGCGAACCGCGCGACATCCTGCGCCTGCGTCAGCAGCTCGGTCGCAGCACCGACGTCGCCGGTCGCGGTGATCAGCGACTCGAGTCCGGCGCGCGTTTCGGAATCGGTGAACGCGCGTTCTTGTCCGGAGGCGATCGCGGCGTCGACCTGCGCGGTCGATTCGGCGGTCGCGGCGCCGGTCGCGCGGATCACCGCCTCGAGCTTAGCCTGCTCGGCGGCGTCCTCGCCGGCCGCCTGCGTCAGCGCGCCGATCGCGACCGCTGCGGCGCCGACTCCGGTCGCGACCGCGCCGATCGCGAGCGCGTTTTTCCCGAGTCCGCCGGCGAACCCGCCAACCTTCCCTTTCGACGAATCGAGCGCGCTGTCGAGCTTGCTGGTGTCGCCGCGGATCTCAACCGTCAGTCCGACCGCCATCAGGTCCGCCTCGAGCTCGCGCCGGCCGCGGCGTATGCCTCAGTCTGTGCGAGGGTCAGCTGACCCGCGACGTCAGGCGGGAGCCCGGTCGCGAGCGCGGCGGCGACCGATGCCTCCGCCTCAGCGTCCGCGATCGAGTCGTCAGCGTCGACGTCGAATACGACGCGCCACCGCTGCGCCTCGTCCCAGCTCAGCGACGGGTCGCGCCGGCGCTCGAGCATCAGCGCGCACGCATACATCAGCTCGGTCGCGCGCAGCAGCTCGTCCGGATCACCTTCGCCGCGCAGCAGGCGCCGCATCAGCGCGTCCGATTCGGTCGCACGCACGCCGGCGATCGCGCAGGCGCGCGCACCCTCGAGCACGGTCAGTCCGCGCACCGCGCCGCGGGTCAGGATTACCTCGCGCGGTTCCTCAATCGGTCCTGAATCCACGGCGCCTCCCTCGATCGGTGATCCCGTCGTCGTATGCGGCGACGATCGCGTCGAGCTGCTCGGCGATCGTGTCGGCGACCATGCGCGCGCCTGGCACACCGTGCGCGCCGTACTCGACGGGTCCGGCATACGGGACGCCGGACACGACGCCGGCGGCGACCTTGCTCGCCTCAGCGCGCCACGACGCCGCGAGCGCGCCGGTGCGCCGCGGCGAGCGCCTCGAGGCGCCTGGGATCACCAGCTCGGCGACTCGCCGGTGCGTTTCGGCGAGGTCCTCGACGTCGCGCGACAGCGCATCGAATGCGCCGCGGACCTCCGCCTCGCCGCTGACTGTTAGGCGTTCCGCCATCGCCTCAGCCGGCCGATGCGGCGAGCTCGTGCTCCCGATCGTGCGCGTCCTGCGCCTCGAGCTCGTCCTCCGAGCTCGCGCCGGCGCCGGCGCCGTACACCGTGCCGGCCGGGAACGCCGCCGGCATCAGGTCCGGTTTGCTGGTGCAGGGCAGCGTCACGTCGAGCTCGGCGAATGTGTCCGCCTCGCCGCCATAGGTCGGCGCGATCAGGCGGACCTCGCCCATCATTCCCGGCGTCGTATCGGACGGCGCATCGGCGCCGGCGACGTCGGACCCGTGCGCCTGGTACCTGAATTCGGCCGCGAGTCCCTCGTTTTCCCACAGGACGCGCGCGAGTCCGGTCGGACCCCAATCCTGTGCGGCGGTGATGTGCAGCGCATAACTCGAGCGTCCCGGCTCGCTGAATGATCCGTCCGCGCATAGGGTCTGATAGGTCACGACGTCGCCGGGTTCGACGGCGACCTCGACCGTGTGAACGTCGCAATTGACCTCGAGCGGCGGATCGGCGCCGATCGTGAGGGTCAGCGACACATCCCGCATGAATAGCGGATTACCGGGCATCAGGTCAGACCTCCGAGTACATCAGGACAATTGCGACGGACGCAGGGTGCGCGACGTTCGCGAGCGTGATATCGCGCGGTGCACCCCATGATGGCAGCGACACCCCGCGCAGCGACAGCAGCGCGACGTCGATCGCGTCGACCAGCTCGGCGAGCTGATCGTATGCCGCGCCGGTGTCGGATCCGGAGGCGATCGCGGTCACCTTCCACCGGACCTGTAATCGCGAGCTCGGCGAGTCGCGGTCGATCCACGGCTCGGCCGGCTCGATCAGGACGGCCGGCGCGGCGAACCGGCCGCCGATCGCGGTCCGGATGCCTGATCCCTCGAGCGCGCCGGCGAGCTGCTCGCGCGAGGCGCCGAGGCGACTCATGCGATCCCGGTCGTCGCATAACGCGCGATGATCGGCGCGACTCCCTCGAGGTAATCGCGCGCGACCCTGATCGCGGCACCCTCGAGGTCGACATATCCGGTCAGTCCGTACACCGCCTCGCGGCGCTTATATGCCTCCGCGCCGGCGACCTGCGCGGCGAACGTGAGCTCAGGGTATGCGGCCGGATCGAGCGGCACCGGCGGATCGACCGGCGGCGTCAGGTACGGGACGCCGCGCAGGCGGACGTCGATCCCGGCATTCACCGCGGCGGCGCAGGCGGCCGCCCAGGCGGACGCGTCAGCATCCGGCGCCGTGATCCCAACGGCGCCGAGGATGCTGTCCGCGCTGACCCATTCCGCCATCCGTCAGGACTTGCGCGAGCTGCGCGAGCTGTCGGCGAGCGGGAGCACGATTGCGGTCGCCTTCACCAGTCCGGCAGGAATGAAGATTCCTGTCGCGCCCATCGACCAATAGGCGCGATTCTGTCCGAGCTTCGCGACGTCCTCAGCGGTCGCGACAAAGGGACCGTCCTCGTGCCACTGTGCCGCGCGCTCGTTGGTGAATATCGCGACGCCGGCCGGCAGGTACGGCGCCTCGATCACGGCGAGTCCGGACACATTGACCTGAAGCGTCGAGGCTTGCGCCGTGCCGGTCAGGTTCGCGGTCCCGTATGCCGCCGGCGTCAGGACGGCGCCGAGCGCTGCGAACACATCGGACGCGACGAGCACGGCCGATGCCGGCGCGCCGGTCGCGCTGCGGACCTTTGCCGATCCCTCAAAGAACGTCGCGCGCGTCGCGGCGTCCGAGCTGATATCGCCGGTCATGGTCCCGGTCGCGCCGGCGTTGAGGTCCGTTTCGTATTCCTTTTCCGTCGTCAGCGCCCAGCCGGCGAGCATGATCCGACCGTATGCCTCGAGGTACGCCGGCGCGCTGCGCCGGATCAGTTGGTAGCTGATATCCGAGCCGCCGGCGAACGTTTCGATCGGTGCGTTCCCGTCGAGCAGGTTCACAACAACCGACGTGATATCCGCCTTTTCCGTCGCCTGCTTGCCGACCAGCGCTCCGAGGTCGCCGGCGAAGTACGGCCAATGCAGCGACATACCGGACGCGCCGAGCGGTCCCGGTCCGCCGGTCGCCTCGATCGCCGGCCGCGAGGCGTCGACGATCCCTTTCACGTCCTGCACATAGGACGGCGCCATTACGCCGGGATTCGTCGCCGTTGTCTGATCGACCAGCGCGCGCGCGAGCAGCACGGCCGCCTCAGGATCGCCGGCGGCGTCCTTCAGGTACTCGCCGAACCGCGACCATCGCGCCATCAGGTGAGGCGCGCCGCGCCGGCCGGACCCTGCCTCGACGGCGGTCAGGCGACCCAGCAGGTCAGTCCGCAGCGCGTCGAGCTGCGCGGTCATATCCGGCGTGCCGGAGTCGATCCTCACGCCGGGATCGGTTGCGATTTCGGCGGCGCCTGGCGCCGCCTGCTCGTCGGTCATGGGGTGTGCATCCTCACTGCGTACAGCTAGAACCTCAGCGCCGGCATATGCCGGACGCTCGACAATGCCGACCCGCACGAGCTCGGCGCGTGTGCGAACCGTCACGCCGCCATCGGCGGCGCGTTCCTCGATCGGTGCGAATACGACGGACGCGCCGCGATAGACACGATCCCGCGCGAGCTCGAGCAGCTCGTCGCCGTCCCGCGTGCGCGACACGAGGAACCTCGCATATTGACCGTCCTCGCGATCCTCGAGCGCCGTCGAGCGGCCGGCGAGGCGCACGCCGGGGTCCGCGCCGTGCGGTCCGATCGCCTCGAGCGTCACGGACTCCGGATCGGTGTCGGCGAACGCGCCGCGCGTGAACATTTCCTTTCCGTCCGGTGTGTCGCCGATCACATCCCATGGGACAGCGCGGACCTCGATCACGCGCTCGGCCGCCGAGCGGACCATCAGCTCGACAGGGTATGTCGCGGTGCGTAGCGTCACGATATCGGGACCTCCCTCGCCGCCGGAGTCGGCGCCAATGCGGCCGGGATATCCGGCGGCGTGTCGCGCTGCCATCCTTCCCAACGGTCAATCTGATCGGTGCTCAGGAATCCGGCGCGGAGTCCGGTTTCGTATGCGGTCCAGCGCGCGGCCGTGTTGAGGCGTTCTATTTCGGCGGTACTGAAGCGCGCGGACTGCGTGCCTGGCAGCAGGTCGGATAGCGCTTCCTCGACAGGCGCGAGGTACAGCGGTTGCACCGTCACGCGCAGGAAGGTCATAAGCGCCTCGGCGATGTTCTGATAGGTCAGCGACGAGCCGCCGACCTCCGCGAGCAGCAGCTCAGGCGGGAAAATGCCGAGTCCGCGCGCGACCTCGAGCGCTCCCCATTTGCGCGTTTCGAGTAGCTGCGACGCCTCCGGCGCGGCGCCGGGTTCCTTCAGGTCCCATCCCTTCGGCAGCACGGCCGGCGAATGGTCGCGGTGATTCTCGATCCATTTCGTTTTGACCGCCTGCGAGGCTACGTCGTCAAGGGTCCCGTCGTACTTCAGCACGACGGACGGGACGGCGCCGTTTTCGAACCATGCGCCGGCGTACAGCTCGGCGGCGAGGATGCGATCGAGGGATGCGGCGATCAGGTCGAGCGGCGAACGTCCGACCAGCTCGCCGGACGCACGGTTGAGCGCGATCAGCAGGACGTCGGACCCGACTCGCAGGGTGCGTCCTTCCCATTCGACCGTGCGCGACAGGCGGGAGGCGTCCGCCCATTGCACGCTGACCTGATCGAACGGGAGCACGATCGACAGCTCAGGACGGCCGGCCGCGTTCCTGCCGCTGATCGGCTGCCATAGCACCGCGTTCCCATGATCGAATAGCGACCCGACGAGCTGCGCGAGGTACTCGCCGCGCGTGATTTCAGGCGCCGGCCGCACGAGCACGCGCGGCTGATCCTTTGTCGGCAGCGGATATCCGTTCGCCCAGGCGACCGGCTCGAGCATCGAGGACAGCGACACGATCAGCTCACGAGCTCGAGCAACGGCCGGGATCGCGATGTAATCCGCGGCGCCGAGGCGCCGGTCGATTGCGTAGCTGATCTGACCGGCGAGGTCCGACTCCGAGGGTGCGCCGAGGACCCAGCGCCGCATACCGTCCCACACGCCCATCCGGCGCAGCATATACCCGCGTTGACAGGACGCACCAGTCCGATTGTTGCGATTCGTTATCCGGCGTCAGCTGACGGTTTTGTGCTCAGCGGTTGCGATCCCTCAACAATCCAACGCGTTTCCAACGCGTTTCCAACGCGTCAGAATATGCGCGGCTGCGCCGGCGCCGCCTCCGGCGCGAGCGCACCCCATGCGGCCCAGGCGGCCGCGCGCAGCGCGTCGATCGGTCCGGCGGACTCGCGCACGCTGAAATACCATCCTCCGCCGGCGAGCGGTGCGGAGGGTCGCGCGCGGCGCGCCTGCGCGCCGAGCATCGGGTCGTCAGCATGCATCAGACGTCCGCCGATCAGCTCGGATCGGAACAGCTCGGACGCCGCGCGCAGGTCCGCCGGCGCGAGGTTCAGCGACGGGATATCCGCCTCCGCTGCCCATGCGTCGACGTGCCTCGCCGCCGCACCAGTCCGCGCGAACACGATCAGCGCCGGCGACCATGCTCGAGCTGCGGTCGCGAGCGCCTCGAGCAGCTCGGCCGGCGATACGGTCGCGCCTGGCACGGCGGCGAGGTCCGCGGCGATCCCGACGAAGGTCGGCGCATCGGCGCCGGCGACCGCGACCGCGACCGATGCGCGAATCCACGACGGATCAGCCTCGACGGCGAGGACGATCCGTTCGCCGCGATCGAGCGGAGGCGCGCCGGCAGCTCGCGACCATACGCCGGCTGGCAACCATTCGTCCGCGGCGTCAGACCATAGGTTGAGGCGTTCCTGTCGGAAGGTCGCCGGCGTCAGCGCTGCGAGCTCGTCGCGAATCGAGGCGGCGTCGATCCGTCCCTCCGCCATCGCCGGCGAGGCTTTCGCCCAGGCGCGCGGATCATCCGGCGCGTCCGTTTCGTCCGCGGCGTACCACGTCATGCCGAACCCGTCCGCCGGCTCGAGTCCGTCGAGGATGCGCCGACCGCGTTCCCACAGGCGCCGGAGTAGGATCGAGCGCTCGTCGCCGGCGGTGCTAATTTCGAATAGCAGCGGATCCGGCCGCGCCGTCATTGTCGGTTTCAGTCCCGCATAGGTGTCCTCGTCGCGCTGCGTGCGAACCTCGTCGAATATCCCGAGGTCGATCGAATAGCCGCGGATCGCATCGCGCGCGTCCCTCGAGGCGACGTGATACTCGCGCCGCCATCCGCCGACCGCGGACCTGATCCCGAGGTATCGCGTCAGCGCGAGTCCGCCGCTGCGCTCGTGTCCGAGCCGGCGCTGCAGCGGTGCGAGGTCCGACATAACGGCGGCGTACGGGATGCGCGCCTGCGCTCGAGTGTGCGCGAGCCCGTAGAGTAGGTCCCAGGCGGGACCCGCCGCGGTCGTCAGCGCCCATCCGACCAGCGCGCGCACGATCGCCGTTTTCCCGTTCTGGCGCGCGGTGCTGATCAGGTACTCGCGATGCAGCAGGCGGCCGGCGGCATTGACCGCGAGCGCGCGATCGAGCGCGCGGACCTGCCACCGATCGAGCTCGAGTCCCAGCTCACGCCGCGCGAACGCCGCCACCAGCGGACCCCATGATCCGACCGCGCCGGCCGGTACCGGCGTTTCCCAGCGCGGCGGAGGGACGCGCCGGCGCCTCACCGCGGCCGGATTCGGCGCTCGAGCTCAGGATCGAGCCGCTGTAACGCCCAGGAAGGCGCCTGTAATCCGCGGAGGGTGTCCGGATATGGTCGGATCACGCGATCCGCGCGCGGTCGCGGCTGGTGAGGCGCGGCGCGCGTCCTCGAGTCGCGTCCGATGGCGCCGCCACCGGCGCCGGCGGCGCGACGTCCGACCCGCTGCCCAGCTCGCGCGCGAGCTTCAGCGCGAGGTCCCACAGTTTCAGGCGCGAGGCGAGCGCCGGTTTCGACCTCGAGCTGCTCGGACGCAGCTCGGTCAGTGTTTCGCCGAGCTCGTCGCGCAGCGCTTGCCGGTAGCGCTCGAGCAGCTCGAGCGTCGCGGCGGACGGGATGCCGCGGCGCGCGTGCCGGCGGCCGGCGTCCTGCGGCCGGTCGGATGCCTCAGGCATCGGCGCCGAGCTTCCGCAATCGAGGCTTATGTGTCACCAGACCTCCGACCCCGGCATCGCCCAGGCGACCACGACGAGCACGACCACGACGAGCAGCAGCAGCGCCGCGATCAGGACGTCCTG